ACCATTTTCTAAAGCATTTGATAAATTAATATTTGCTGTTGTAGCTACTCTTGTAATAATTCTTGTTTTTAATCCTGTAACTAAATTATCTACATAATTTTTTGTTGCAGCGTCTGAACTAGCAGATGGAGAACCAAGACCTGTAATTGTACCACCAGATATGGCTACACTGTTTGCAGCTTGTGTTGATATAGTTCCTAGTCCTAGTGATGCTCTTGCAGTTGATCCTGCTTCTGCAACCCAAGTTGAACCACTACCAACAATAAAATTACCATCTGCATTTGATAGACCACCTATTGTATTTAAGTTTGCATTTGATGCACCTTTGGCATCTAGTTGTGTTTGAATATTTGAACTAACACCATTTAAAAAACCAAATTCTGTATTTGAAATTGTACCATCATGTATTTTTGTAGCATCTATTGCTGCACTTGCATTGATGTCTGCATTAACAATAGCACCATCATTTATTTTTGCAGATGTGATTGCACTGTCTGCTATCTTTGCAGTAGTGATTTGTGAATCTGCAATGTGTGCAGTGTCTATACTTCCATCAACATAATGTTCTGAGTTGATACTATCATCAGCTATTTTAGTTCCATCAACTGCATCAGCAGCGATTTTAGCTGTTGTAACATTTGCATCTGTAATTTTCGCAGTTGTAATTTGTGCGTCTGCAATATGAGCTGTGTCTATTGAACCATCAACATAGTGTTCACTATCAATACTGTCATCTGCAATCTTAGAACCATTAACAGCATCTGCTGCAATCTTTGCAGTTGTAATAGCACTATCACTTATATTTGATGTGCCAATAATTTCTGTTGGTATAGATGAATTTGTTTTTGATAAAGCACCAATATAAACATGAGTGATTGCTTCGTTGGCAAGTGAACCACTATCCCAAGTTACATTGACTGTTGTGTTTGTAGAAAATGATGAACTAGCAATTGTTCCAAAAATTGTTCCTGGTGTTGTTGCAGTTAATTTAATTCTTCTTCCTGCATGATAAATTGAAGTAACATCTACACCAGCTATTGTAAAAGAAGTTGCTGATGCGTAAGCAGCAGTAAAAGCTCCATCACCATCACCATATTCAATCCACTGTGCATCGTTAAACCAATCTCTAGTATTTTTCATCAATGCTCTGATGGCATTGTTTAGATTTGAAGGTAACATACCTTCTGCTGTTGAAATACCATTTAGTGATGTGTTGTTAGCTTGTGTGGTTGAATAATCTTTAATATTAGTTGGCATCTAATCTCCTATAAACCATGCGAAAATTTTATCGCTTTCTTTGTTACGATCATTAATTAATGTATTAATAGCTTCTTCAATTTGTCTTTGAAAGAACTCTTGAGTTTCAAAACTATATCTAACATTATCTATATCAGTTTTTTCTGTCATCTCAATCCTATTCTTGATGCAATTAAATCAACACCTTGAGCATGAGTCCAAACAGATCCTGAAGGTGTCGTTACTTTAATTTTAAAATATCTACCTGATTGTCTAACTGGATTATCTCCACTAGCCACCATAGATGATGATGAAGATTCTGTTGCTGTATCTGCTAATCTTTCCTTACTACTAATAGTAACTGTAGATGTAGCATCAACAATCGGTCTAATATTGGTTATACTACTTCTATGTCCTGGAAACAACTCTAATTCTCTTGTTTCTAAAGTTCCTTCATTTTCAGTACCTGAAAATATTGCAGCTTTAAAATCACTATCTATTGCACCTAAATACAACTGACCACCATTCCAAAAGTCAGTATCTAAAGCAATATTAATAGCATCTAAGTTTTCTGAAATAATATCCATTAATTCTACAGTGTAAGCACCTACAAACTGAGAAAAGATTGTACTAGCACTAGCATCTGCTGTTGACCATTTTTGAGTAGC